GATCACTTGAGCCCGCACCGTTTGGATCGCGCCGTTCGGAGTTTGGATCTCCACTGGAAGAGAAAAGTCCCCCTCCAGTGAAGTACCCAAAAACTCTTCACTCAATTTCCGCAAGTCGACCAAGGGCTAGTCCTTCGCTGGCTTTTCGGCCTTGGCGCTGTGCTCGGCCTTGTGCTCGACCTTCGGGTCTTTCTTCTTCGCGGGCGGGTCGATCCATTCAATGGATTCCACGCCGTTTCCCACGTACACGGTCTTTGCTATTTTTCCGTCTTCTCTCATGATTTTCTCCCGCGTTTGGGTTTCCCCTTCGGCCTGTCCCTTACCGCGCCAAGGTCGATCGGCTCGTCGAGCCCCTCGTGATCCTCGTGCTCCTCGTGCTCCTCGTGCTCGAGCTCGGGAGCTTTGGGCTCGACGAGCTCGGGAGCTTTGGGCTCGACGAGCTCGGGAGCTTTGGGCTCATAGGATCCGATCTCGACTTGCTTCGATTCGGTAACGGTCACCTTGCCGCGTGAAACGAGGTCGGCGATCTCCGCCTCGGTGAAGTAGCCGCTAGGGACCACGTCACCGAGACAGAAAAGCCCACCGTTCCGCCGCATACGCGGCGTGCTGCACGCCCACCGGATCATGGCGTCGTGTCGATCACGTAGAAACCGTCCGTCAGCGTCGGCGCGAAGATCGGCGCCGACTGCGTCCGGATCGTGAGACCCGTTCGACGGCTGTCGAGGTACGCGTCGAAGTGGAACATCCGCAGATCGATCTGACCCATGGGGGCCTTGACGTTCGGCGGAAGGGGGCCGGCCATGGGCCCGATCCCGAGGTAATATTGCATCTCGGCGATCTCTTGCGGCGAGTAGTCGAGCCGCTCGTTTGGCCCGAAATACGCGTCGCAGCGGGTCTCACTCGAGAACACGATCGCGCGCTCCGCGGGCATGTAGGGCGTTTTCGTTCCGCTCGAGTCATCGTACCACTCGTCGTACGTGAACACGTCCAGCTGCTTGCCGCTCGCGACCTCGAGCCGGCCGCGATAGTCGAATCCAGCTTCGACCATGAACGCCCACTTGCTTGGCACTTGACGCAACCCGCCGAGCTCGACCATCTCGAAGCGCATGACGTCGGCGTCAGCGGAGATCTTTGTGTTCGCGCGAACGCCAGCATAGGCGCTCGATCCGAGGATCAAGCCGTCGGCTCGGACCTTGCCGTTTTTGCGCAGTGCGAGGCAAGCCGTGTTGAGATCTCCGAGGATATCGGTCGCGGCCGTAAGCCAGGCGCCCGAAGCCGCAACCGTATGCGTCGAGAGGCGCTTGAAATCATAGAGCCACTCGGTTTCGGTCGCACCGATGATCGCCGGCTGCTTGCCGGTGAGGATCACTTCGGCGGCGAGGTACTCGAACAACCGAATGTGTTTGCGGATGTGCTCCCGGTGAGCTTTGAAAGCCTTCATGCGCAAGCGCGTTCGGCCGTCCATGCGCTCGTAAGCGCTTTCGCCAGCGGTTCGCGAGCGGAGCTCTGCGGCGGAGATGTGGGTCTCTTCTTCCGCGAACGGAAAGCGGAAAGTGCGCGTCGAGAAGAGTTCCTGGATCGCGTACTTCTTGGGGTCGATGTCGTGGGCGTACATGCCACGCGGGAACATTTGCGCGATCCGCTCGTTGCCGCGGACGATGTCCACGTCGACCTCGACGTCCTGGGCCTCGAAGATCCTCGTTCCGCCGCCAAGGCGACCGAACAGTGATTGGAAACCGGTCGGCGTTGCGATGATATCGCGCTCGTCGAACACGCCGTCCATCGTGCGTTTGTAGATGCTCGGGGCAGTTGGGCTCAGTATTGTCATAGCGTCTCCTTAGTCGTTCTCTTGTGCGTCGATCGCGACAGAGTCGACGGCAATGATTCCAAGGTTGTTGACGAGGTAATCCTCGACGGTTTGGAAGATCCCGTTCGCCGTGATCACGGATGCCAGCGTTTGGCTGTTCTCGAACACCAGTTGATTCTTGTCGACGTAGACGGGGAATCCGCCGACGAGCACTTGCTTTTTGGTCACGTCACCGGCGACGAGTGCCGCGGCGGTGATCTCGGTTCCAATGTAGATCCCGGCGGGGATCGCGGTGTAGACGTCGCCGATCGCCGCAGTGACGGTACCGGTTCCCGAGCGGCCATTGAGACCGACGGTCGTTCCCGATGAGATGTCGGTACCGGATCCGACTGCGGACAGCACGGAAACGGACGAAGCCCCGAGGCCCTTTTTCAGGGACTCGATGCGCATGATCGTCCCGAGGCCGTTGACGTCGACCACGCGGAACTTGCCGACCACGGACGCGTGAGAGTTGATCACAAACGGGATCATCGTGTTGGCGGTCACCGTCGAGAAATTGAGGCCGGTGACGTTGATCACTTCGCCGTCGATCGTGACCGAGAAAGATCCATCGGTGACGTCATCCCACACGGTGTAGGCGCCGGCGAGGGTTCCGCATGTCATGAACCCGGAATCCTGGTAGACGTCCACGTCAGACAAGGGAACCCACTTGCCGGCGCTGTTCTTCGCAACGACGGTATAGGGTGCGAGCACTGCAGCGCGGCCGGCGTCCTGCAGGAACGTCTCTTGACTGCGAACGACGCGATCGCCGCCGCCAAGGAAGAACGGCTTGTTGCTGTTATCGGTGATGGTCATGACTGTCATGGGTTATTCCCTCCCGAGCTGTGCGCGTAGCACGCCCACGGCGGACTCGAGTGACGCGGCGGAAACGATCGACCCGTCGGCCGGGGTTGCGGACTCGAGCGCACGGGGCTCGGGACCCTTGGCCTCGGACGAGGCCAGCTTGGCAGCTTCGATCGTGGCGGTTGCGTGCTGGGCATCGAACACCGCGACGGCGCCCTCGAGCGCCTTGGCGTGCTCTTTCCCGGACAGCACCTTGGCCGCGATCTCTTTGATCACGGCGGGGTAAACATTCGAAGCGAGGATCGGGGCAACGGCTTCCATGCGCGCTCTGAGATCGGTTTGCGCGGCCGCTGTTTGCCCGAGCATTGCTTCGAGCTCGGAGATCCGGATCTCTAGCTCTTTGCTCATGTCATTCTCCATTTCGGCCGCGCAAAGCGGCGCGTCTAGGTCAGCCGTGGCAGTATGCCCGGCTTCATCCATGGCTTGATCGTCCACGGCTACGGGGCTCGCTTGAGTGGCGCTCGAGCTCGTCCCGAACCCGTCGATGACTTCGTCGATCATTCCAACTGATAGCGCGCTCGGCTTCGACCCGTCAGGGTCGATCGCGACGAGCATGCGACCCCGTCCGAACGTCGCCTTGACGGTGTCCGCTTCGATGCCGCGACCCTCCGCGACCCGCTCGATAAAGGCCCGCTCGAGCGCGTCGACTTGGTCCTGCACAACCGATCGCCCCGCCTCGGTGCTGAGATCGGGGCGCTTATCGGGTGCGTTGCGTGAGACCACGGTGATCACGCCGAACTTCCGATCGCGATCTGATCGGTCGATGGCCACGGCTACCACGCCGATCGATCCAGTGAGGTTCGCCGGGCTCGTCGCGACGATCTTTTGCGCGGAGCTCGCGAGCCAATAGGCTGCACTCGCAACGCGACCGGTATTGAACGCGGTGACCGGCTTGGCGCTCGCGGCTCGAGCAATGGCGCCTCGAGCTTCGTCAACGCCGAAAACCTCGCCACCCGGGGAATCAATCGCGAGCCGGATAGACTGAACTGCAGGGCTCTCGAGGGCCTCGGTTAGCGCGGCCTCGATCTCCCCGTACCCAGTCCCGCCGAGCCCGAGGAGCTGGTCAATGAGATCGGGCCCGGCCTTGGAAAGAACGCCCTCGATCGCGATCGTCGCAACGCCGTTCGAGATCGATAGGATCGGGGCTCGATCGCGACCGGCGCCGAATAGAAAGGCTTCGTGTTTCGGGTCGATCCCCGTGAGCTCGAAGCGCTCGCGACGAGATAGATAGTCCACGAGCGCGGCCTCTTCGCATGCCCAGATCTGTTGATACAGTTCGGTCATTTCGTCGTGACCTGTCTCGACCCGGCGGAGTCGCGCTTAAAATGCCATCCGACCGTTGTTACCCCGATATCGCCGGCGAAATTGTCCGCAATGTTCCCGGGATCGCGGTAGAACCGGAACGTCACTTGTGGGCCCACCGTAGTGAACGCCGTCAACGCGATCTCGCCAAGGTCGGCGAACACGACCTCGTCTAAAACGGCGGCCGCGGTAAGCGACAAGACGAGCGTTTTTGATCCGGTAACGACTGTGGTCCCGTGAACAATCCGGTACTCGAACCCGAGGAACACGCTACCAGTGGTAGCGGTCAATTTTACGATATGCGCGTGTGGAAAGATCGAGGTCCCGACTTGCCAGGCGTGCTCGAGCTCTTTGCTCGCGGGGATCTCAGTAATGCCGGCGGAGTTCCGGAAGTTCGGCAACACGAGCCCCGTACCGGGTATGACATAGGCAGTCGGTGCGTCATTGCCACCGGGGACCGTGATCGAGAGCACGTCGAAGTTCTGGTCGTCCCAAAACGGATCGGGATAGAAACCAGGCCGAAAGCCGGGCCCAATGTTCGAGGGCGCCGCGGAGCGGTATGTTCTCGCCTGGTCGGTCATTACACGTCGACCCTCACACTACCCGCCGCACCGTAGGCGTAGACGTAAACGTCGATCGCTGCAGCGGCGGAGATCGGCAACGAGATCTCTTCCATGACCACGGCTTCCGCGATCGTGGTTGGAGCGTCCCCGCCGGTCAGCCGGTATGTGTGCGCGTATTGGCTCGGCGCCTTGCTCAATATGTGGACCTGACCAGCCGTAACGTTAGTTGCAACCTTGGTCCACGCGTCTTTAGCGCATGCTGTCACGGCGGGATTTGCCATCGTCGTTCTCCTCTTGTTCCTGCTCGTCGTCCGGGTCTTCCGTGTCGCGAGTCACCGAGGCCCTCGAGGGCTCGACCGACGGCACGGGCGCGGGAGCCTGTCCCACTTTTTCCCACGGCGGGATCGGGTGGCCATCGTACTGTCGTTCGAGCTTCGCGCGGTTCTGCTTGTAGCGCGAGCCCGAGAAGTTTTGAGCGACCGCGTCGAGGCTTTGTGCGCCGAGCTTCACATAGATCTCGTCAGCCTTGGCGGTCTTAGCGGGGTCGATGTTCGGCATAGGAACGCCAGACCACGCGCATTGCGTCCACGCTGCCCTCAGAGCGGGATCCGAGAACCCTCGAGCCATGACCCTACCCGCGGCGATCTCGCCCCATAGCCAGGCCGTATAAACCGTGTCGAGAAGATCGGCCGCTTGCTCGTCACGCCAGATCTGGGCAACGCGCCAAAAGAGCATGAGAGAAGCCCTCGACGCGCTGTAACTGGCATTGAAGCGCATCAAGACGACCTCGATCGGGATCGAGTTACTCGCGCTGAGATACGCTGCGAACGAGTCAACGAACGCGTCGAAGCCGTCAGCCGGCGCGGTGTTCACGAAAGGTCGCAATTTCTCGCCCGAATCGAGGCCGTAAACGACTGTCGACCCCGGTGTGCCGCTCGCCGCTTCTTCGATCACTTGGTAGCTGAACTGGGTACCTGTGTCGACCACGCTCGCCGTCGGGCTGACGTTGCTCGAGCTCGGGCCCGTCTTGGCTTGAGTGATCGCCTCGAAAACGTTGTCGCTCGGGCCGTTGTCGCCGGCCTCGATGCTCAGCACCAGTTGGCTTTGATTGATAGCTTTTTTGATATGCGCGGCTTTGAAGTCTGTCAGGTTCTCAAATTCCTGCAGGCAATGACTGAATTCAGGAAAGCCACGAACCTGATTTGCATACTCGGCGCGAAAGCCATGTAACACAAGGGGCATACCGTTCGGCGCCATCGCCGGGATCCGTTGCGGGACATAGTCTTTCCCCGTCCACGAATAGAAATGGTATGCGACTTCGCGCCCGTATTGGTCCCGCTCGATACCAGAATCCAAGTAGTGATTGAAGCCGACTGTGCTCGTGAGGCCCGCTGTCCCTTGAATGTCATTAGGGTCAACGAACCCTATCTGCAGCGGGTTCACGAGGCCATCTTGCGCCCCATAGTAGAGCCGCGCGAAATACTCGCCGTCCCGGACCTGGCTTACGTTCGCGAAGCGCTGCAGCTGATACAAGTTCATGTTGCCGGCGACGTCGACGGACTTCTGACGGGCCCACGAGTGGAAACGATCGCTGACGCCCTCGCCCCATTCCGCTGCTTCGTCCTCGGTGAGCCCGAGCATCGCCGAAGCTGGCTCGGGGACGAGCCTTAGACCACGGTCGACAACCGAGTCGGCGAGCCTGGTAACCATGGCCCGATACTCGACCGAGTCGTGGATCGCGCTTCGGGAGTTCTGCCGGAGAAGATAGTTGTCGAGAAGCGGTGACAGGCCATTGGCGGAAAGGCCAAAGTCCCACTTTGCGCCAGTACCGGTACCACCCGTTCGGAGAGCTCCGCGGCTCGGTTGCAAGAACGCGCTTATGCTCGTCGGCTCGGACGCGGGACGCAAGAACGGATTAGACAAGGGGTTGGCCTCGCCTTGCTTGGCGCCTGAAAAGAGCCGCTTGAAAAAGTCGCCTGCTCGGCTCATTAGTACGGCCACGCTTTCCGCTTCAGGTTCATGTCCACGAGTTGCTTGCCGTCGAGGCGCTTATAGTTCGCCTCGATCCGGTTCACAGCTCTTTCGCGCATCGCGTCGAGCTTTTCGATATCGAGTTGCGTCACGCGCTGTTTTCCCTCGCCAGTGTCGAGCCAAAACTCCGAGGCTTTCGACACGGTGATCGCAAGCAAGGCGGTATCAATGGCAGTGACGAGCGCCTCGTCAGCGTCGATCCTTGCTTGAAGCCTCGCTTGTTTATCCTCTGACGGCGCGGTCATGCTGAAAAATATACGGTTAAAGAACAGACGGGGTCAAATCTAAAATGAACATCTTGACGTGTAAAGTCTATTCGATTTTGGAATTGACGGCGATGCGTATTTCCCATGCAGGAAACGCCATATGTCAAAAACGGGTTATGATTTCAGCTAGTCGGGGAGCTTGCGAGATACTTGAGAGTCGAGATACTCGAGGACCTGCTTGTGACGGATCGCCTCGACTTGATGCGCCTTGGCCTTGCGACGCTTGGCCTCATCTCGGAGCTTCAAGACCAGATTATCAAGGTAGATATCGCAAGCACACAGGTTCAAGACACGGCAGTCGAGAGCCTCGTTCCTGA